ATGGAACGGCGGTGCGATTCATTATCGCGCGCCCCTTCATAAAGTTGAGATTACATTCCCACCCGCGGCCTTCGGCTCGGCGGCGCTGATCGTCGTACGGAGGATTACCGTCGACGCAGCCTTTAACCATCGCGCGCTCGAGTGCGCGGTCACGGTCTTCCTGTAAGCACGCCTGCAATAATCGGCGCGCGTCGTTCGCCGATTTGAGCCGTGTATCAGCCGATTTAAGTTTTACGCCACGCTCAGGGATTGATCCCAGACCGATAAAGGAAAGGGCGGTATCGAGAATGCCGGCCACGGTTAGTTGTTGCTCCTAGTAGCTTGACTGCTATTTGCTGTCAACGTCTTGTTTAGCGCGCAACGCTCGCAACTGTTGCCCCTTCCAACAAAATTCGGGCCAAAGCTGCATCATTTCTTCGGTGACACCTTTCTGGCTGACTTCGACCGGAATCCATAAGTTTGCGATTGCCGAACAGCCGCAAACGCCACACGCCTTTGAATCCAAAATCGTGTCCGACTTTGTTTTCCGTGCGCCAGCGACTTCCGCCACGTAGTTAGCGAAGGCGCGGCAAGACGCGCAACCGGGGATTGGTAACGCCGCGTAGCAAGCAGCGCAGGTTTTGCCTCGTGCCTCGGCTTCTTCCTGACTAACGAGCGGTGCGCCTTGCTTTACAAACTCGATTAGAACTTTCGTGCCGTTAATCGCGTCATCGAAGCTGAACCGACGATTAATGAACGCGGTCGGAGAAGTGCCGTCTTCGTATCTGCACCAGCCGGGCGGCATCAATTTGCAAAGCTGTTCCTCAGCCTGCGCAATCCAATCTTCGGGTAACTCGTAACCGTTATCAGCGTAATGCTTTTTGATCTTCTCCAGCCACCCGCCGTAATTGTTGGCGGTGATCTCGAAGCCGTCGTTGGGCACCTTGAACCGATAACCGTCGGGGGGTTGGACGTTCGTTGGGATCAGGCGCAGCATCTTAGCTTTCGTCGAGAAATTCTTGCCCTACGTCCTTCAGGTATTCGTAGTTGGTAATGCCACACAGACATCCACCTGCTTTCTCAGCACTCTCGATTAGCTCACGAAAATCGTTGTCCGCGCAGTACGTCCCATCGTTGCGATGAAATTCGATCATCTTCTTGCCCCAATGGTTTGGAACGATTGCCTCGAACTCCACCGTCATTCGAAGTTGAACTTTCTTCCGAATGAAAACGCAATCGGCTTTATGGTTAGACCCGATGGCCTCATGGCAATAAAAGCACTCTTCTTTGTCCGATGCCGGTCGTTTGGACAAGATGCTGACGGTGTAGTTCATGGACATCAATTCGCTGTCATTCTATCGAAACGAGTAGGGCCGCAAATAATTTTCTGACGAGTACTCATCATACTGCGGTTGCGGATAAGGTTCTTCGGTTGGCGTCACGGCCGCGCCGACGACGTTCGGCTCTGCGCCCTTTGCCATGCAATGAGCGACCAATCCTGCGAATGCGTCTCCTTCGTCCGGTGATCCGCCCATGCGTTCTTTGTAGCCTTTGACTTCCCGGCCCTTTTCGTCCTTTCGCCCCTTACTTCCAACCTTCGGTTCGACCGCCCATTTGCCGTTTCGGTAAAACGTTCTGCGCGTGGTGTACTGGAAAGCCGCCGTGTCGCTGAGGCCCCGAATGCCGTTTGCGCGCGCCCACTCTTGCACGTTCAACTGCAACTCCGTGGAACGAGTGTCGTAAAGGTCTTTGGCCGTTTTCGGTGTGCCATCGGAATTGAATTGGTTTGGAATTATTCGCTCGCTAGGACTACCACCTTCTTCAATTCCTTCCACCGCCAGACTCCATTCGGTTCTGAAGATCGATAACAGCGGCGCGCCGGCACCAGTCGAGAACATCGAAAATTCGTCCGGTGGTATGCCGCGCTTTACCAATTCCGCGACAACGTAATCGACAATCTGATAATCGATCTGACGCTGCTTGTTGTTGATGTCGATCGGGACGTTGATCCATTCCTCGCCTTCAATTATCCACTGGGTATGGCCGACCGTCGTGCTCCATGTGCGTGTTTCTTCGTCGTAACCAACGCCGGATGAACGACCGCGTTTACCAATTACGAGCATTCGTTTGTCGCCGCCGGTTCTAGCAGGATCGAGGAAAGCGCATCGGGTATATCCTTCCGTCCAGACAGCTTTCTTTTTGCAGTTGAACGTCGTGATCGTGGCGTCGTCCAGTACGGTGTTTTCGAGTCCAGTCGGAGGTGGCCACCCGATACCCATTTGCCAGACAACCGGGTCGTTCATGTTGCCCTTGGCACCCTTCAAAATTCCTTCGAACCATTCTCTATTGCAGAGCCAAGGCAGTCGTGCTTTTTCTTCTGGTGAATCGTCGGCCGGCGACTTCCTGCCATCGAAGAATTGGCAGAGACCGCGACCTTTGCTAACTCCACCGTGCGTTTCCCATTCTTCGGTTTCCCCACGGGTGACTGAATCCCATCCCCCGATTGGTTCGCTTTCTTTACCTAACGGATTCTGGAGTCCATCTGGGTTACCCATCCCGAGCAGTTTAAACTCGGGGTTAGCGATCATGTTTCGAGTAGCCTTCATAATCGCCTCTCGGATGCCTTGCATTTCGTCAAGGATCAAAAGCACGCGCTCAGTGTGAATACCGATCAAATTGTTGACGACTTCTTCGACGCTGCCTTCTTCGACCGCCATTCCAAAGATGCCGTTTTTGTCGTCGCCTTTACGCCAACGAATACGAGTCGTGGCATCCAATAGCTCGCCGGCATAAAAGCCTTGGGGAAGTTGTTGGTGATAGTGCGACACCTGGCTCCAGATGCGCAGCCGCAACATTTTTACAGTCGTGCTGCAAATGATGACGGCAGTGCGGTCAGGAGCTTCGGTGTAATACTCAAGACCGAACATCGCTGCGTCGGTGGATTTGGCAGAGTTGTGATGAATTGCCCCTTCGGCAAAATAGTGTCCGGCGCCAGGAACCTCTAGATCATAGTAAAAATCGCTTTCGTGACAGCGAATTGCTGTCACAGTAGTCAGGTGGACCCAAACAGCATATGATCGATCCAATCGGAGACGGGCATAATTATCACAAAACAAGCGCCTGCTTTGTTCATCGAGAAAGGATTTTGGCTCTGTGGGATGCCGGAGGAACCGTGAGCGGAATCGCTCGCGAGGTTGGCACCCACAAGCGTCATGTTCGTGCGTTCCTGAAAAGAATGCGCGATTACAAACCTCGGCCAATGAGTCCACTTGGCCCGAAAAACGCCCAGTGGAAGGGCGGGGTAGTGATAAGCCGAAGCGGCTACCGCGAAGTGTACGCACCGAACCATCCCCATCGGCGCAAGCACACGCCGTATCTACCAGAGCATCGACTGGTAATGGAGGAAATGATCGGTCGCTTCCTGAAGCCGGGCGAAGTTGTTCATCACAAAGATGGGAATAAGCTGAACAACCGGCCTGAAAATCTTCAACTATTTTCGAGCAACGGTAGGCATCTCGCGTTTGAACTGAAAGGTCGGTGTCCGAAATGGACTCCCGAAGGCCGGCAGAAAATTCTAAATGCGATTCATAATCGTCCTCCTCCGACGGCCGAACAGATGGCTGCGCTCCAGCAAGGACATCGCCGATGGAGACTTCGGCTAGGACACGAAATCCATCCTGGGTCAATACACGATGTTCGGGCGAAGCGGTAAATTCGTGACCGTTGCTCAGTGTCACCGTCAACAACTTTCCATAGCCTTTCACGAACGGAACGCCGGCGACTCTCGGGCCGAACAATGTCATCACGGTAGGCGAAATTCCATCATCGCATAACTGTCGAACCGTGGGACTCAGTCGCGTTATCGGATCGAATATCCTGCTGTCGCCATGTAGGCAGGACGCCGGTCCTAACCATGTTAGCCAGTCGTAATCAGAAAAGCCTTTTAGCCGTCGCTCGTTCCAACGGTGGAATTGATACTCGGGCCAGAGCATTCGAATACGCTCGCGTCGATGGTACGCTCTGCCGTTGCCGCCGCCTTTGTAGGCCAGGTATTGATGTCGATGGAGGGTTGGAATAAACGACATCCCAAGTTTCTTGGCCTTCTCGGCCCAGTCGATTCCAAATTCTACATCGGGCGGTTTCTCGCCTTTTGCGCGCTTGCTCATTGGTCGTCTCTGACCTCGATTCGCGCACGCTCATCCCGCTTATTTATCCACTCCCTGATCTGGCCATAGCGAGCGAACCAGTTACCAGCACCGTCGTTTAACGCGACCGTTCCGTCTTCTTGACCAGCGTCGTGTCGGCTGCAAAATATCTGCACGGTATCGAAGTGTTCTCCCAGTTGCTCGACGTGCTTCGCGAGCATTTCTAAATCGGCATCCTTCTGTTCTCCGCTCATATCCGCACAACCTTTGGTTCATCGCCGGTTACGTGTGAAAAAAACCTCGACAGTGGCGCCGGGAAATTGTTGTAACGCTGCAACCCTCGCCATTGGTTCACCAGTCCGCGGTAGGCGTAAAAGTTCTCCTTGTAGGCGCACTGCGCTTCGGTCGCGTACGCCATGTGATCAAAAGTCAACCCAAGTTTCCGCGCATCATCTTTGCCCATCCTGCGCTTCGGATCATCGCCAGTCAGAATCGGCGGCTCGTGACTTGCAAAGCGTTGTGACGGATTAAAGCGCCAGGCGCGCAACCATTCGTAATCGTGGTTACCGTAACAGTTGCCGCGGCATTCGAGCACCAGCTCCTCGCCGACGAAATATCGACAAGGAAACATAATCGAGGAAAGTTGCGGGTTCTCGGCGAATAAGCGAACAATGGTTTCAAGTTGCTCAGTTCGCCAGAGCTCGTCCGAGTCCACTTGAAGCAATACGCAATCCTCTGTGATTTTTTCCAGCGCGGCGTTGCACATTGTTACTTTGTTCGGCCACGATTTCTTTTGAATGAGATTGATGCAGTGAGCTCCTTGGTATCGGCTGTCATCTTTGATGGTGCGCAAATAGCCGGTAGTGCCGTCCTCGCTGAGTCTTGGCTTTTGCTTGGTACACCAAGCAGTATCAGCGGTGTTACCGCTCGCGCCTTCGACAACGATCCACTGCCACGGAATCGAGAGTGCTTGGAAGACTGGCAGATGTTTTTCAATCCACGGCATTCCATCCAAAACGATTGTGAACGCGACCAGTTTCATGATCGATCATGGACGCGGCTAAAATACGGTCTGCACCAGAGGGTTTTGAATCTCCCATCCGGCAGAAGTTGAAGCCCATCGCTGTAGTTGAGCGCCCAACTGCGATAGGCGTGTTTCGTGAGTACAATTATTTTGACGTGTTCTCGATTGATAACGAGCCTGACTTTCATCGCAGTCGTCATAGATAAAATCATTTCGACAGCTTCACGAAGACTTGATTGAAGATTACTGATGCGCCCCAAACCGCAGTCCACCAGAACGGAATCCAAA